ATCTTGGTTTTGGCTGTCCTTCCTGTCCAAAGGTAGCATTCCATTTGTTTTTAGGTCTTTCACCTCCTAATGCATGGCCCTTCTCATCTTGTATAGGCATAATTTCAATACGTACATTGTCTGTGCTTAAATCAATTTCTAAATCTTGTCTATTGTCATAATGTTTTTTTAATTTTAAATATGTACCTAATCTTTCTCTATTAATAGTAGGCCCGCCATCTTGTTCTGTAAAAAATCTAGTACCATCTAATTGATATTCTTTAGTTATTGCTGCTACAAATTTATTAAAATCGTATTTACTTTCTTCTGCAAGTTTATTTAAATTAATTATAATCTCGTCATTGTTCTTACCAATTTTATATCCACGTAATTTGTCAGCTACAATTTCTATGTCTTTATTTTTAAACAACCCTGGTGGTTCATTTAAATCTCTGGTGTTTAATGCTTCAGTCATTTGAGCTATTGTTACATCTATTTGTTGATTAGCTGCTTGTTTTTTATAACTTACTTTTTCTTCGCCAGGCAATCCTTTAATTACTGCACGTTGAGGTTTACCTCCTGCGTCACGTTCAACACTTATATCTTCTTTAATTTCAGCTCTTCTAAGTACTGTATTATCAGCTCCTTGCACACCAGCTGCAGCGTTCTCATTTTTGTAAGTTTGTATTGTATCTTCGTATTGTTTTTGAGTTAAAGCAGAAAGATTATAACCTTTTTCTTTAGCTATCTTTGCAAACTCTGGTAATATATTACCTATGATAGGTGCAAACTGATCAAATTTTTGTTGTTGAACTAAAGCAATATGGTCTTTAATATATTGCTGGTCAGATTTATCTAACGCTACAAACTCAGGGTCTTTTTCTATGTCTTTAAATATTTTTTCTGTAGGCTTACCTAACTCATATAGGTTAGGGTCGTTCTTCATAATCCATCTTTGTCTTTCTACAAAGCCTACACTACGTGCTGTAGCTCCAAAGAATGCACCTAATAAATATTCATACACCTGCTCGGCTACAGGTGCACCTTGCATAGTAGTCATACCACCTTGGAATCCAGCACCTAAGGCACCTTTAACCAACATATCTACACCTTCTAACTTAGCAGTATCATCAGCTATTTCTTTTGCTACACCATTTACAATTCTTAATCCTTCTTTTCTAGTCTTAGGATTTTCTATTAACCTACTTACATTTACATAATTACCTATAGTACCAAATATAGCACCAGCTGCAGCACCATGCATTGCAGCATCAACCATACCTTTAGGACCTTCTTTCCAAGCAGATACTCCTAATGCTACACCTAAGTGTAATCCTTGTTCACCTATGTTTCTAAATTTTTTATTTGCAAATATGCCTTTAGATAAAAATCCACCAGCATCTAATGTTGCACCACCTAACGTACCTTTAATTTGTTCAGTTACTTTGTCAGCAATTTTCATAGGAATAGATTGTAACATAAATGTTTTTGGTGCTACTTCTTTACGGAACAATGACGGTGCTTTATCAGCAGCTTTTCTTAATCCTGCTTGTGTAAGTCCAGCACCTACTTTACCAATACGTTTAGCTGTAGCAGCTGGTAGATATGTACCCATAGAAAAGAATGATGCTATAACATCTGGAGCAAATCCTATTAGATGTCCTAGCTTGTTTGATATAGACTCTACTGTAGTATCAGGTTCTTCAGACCAACCTAATGTAGTAAAACCTTCTACTAAACCTGAAACAAATTGATTAACAGTACTAGTTATGTTTGCTTCCCCCGCTACTAAATCACGGTCAAATTTAATATCTACTTTCTTAAATTGTTTTTCTATATAATCAACTTCGTCTTCATTAAAAGACGTAGGATTAGCTCTATAAGCTAACTCTATTCTGCTTAAATAATCTTGAGGAGTAATCGTACCTGCGTTCAACGCATCTTCAAGATACATTAATTGAAAATTAGAAAAGTTTTCGGCCATTATTTATTTAATTCAAATATTAATTGGTCTAGTAAAGTTATTTGTTCTTTTGCTCTAGCAGCAACTTCTTGTTCAGTCTCAGTAAAAATACCTTTTACTATCCCTGGACGCTTACCTTTTTCTATATATGTTTCAGGTAAATCTGGATCAAACTGTTGTGTTTTTTCTACTGCTTCTAATGCATTAGCTAAGTTATCTCTCATGATAGTCATTTCATTTAAAGTTCCTTTTACAATACTAGAATCTTTTCCTAAAAATCCTTTCTTAACTAATATATCTGCAAGTCCTAACTTATTACTTTTAATACCTTCTTCTACAGAATCTACATATTCTATAAAGTCTTTTCTTAAATTACGTGCATCTCCTAAATTTGCAGCACCCATGTAAGATAAACTATCGCCTCTGTCTAATGCACCTGTAATGCTTTCTAAAGCACTGCTTTCTAGTTCACCTGCTTCTATTCTAGTTGCAGCTATACCTTTTAATGCAGTTAAACTTTCTTTAGTCATCTCCATATTTTGTTGCATTTTCATTTCACCTATTCTCATAGCTGCTTGCAACTTAGCAGCATTAGCTGCTGTAATCATTTCTCCTGCTACAGCTCTAGCTTGATCAGACTCTCTGCTCATTCTGTCATGCAATCCACCTGTTGCAGTTGCTAGTTGTGCTAAAGCTTTTATTGCTTCATTACTATAACTCATGAATAACTTCCTCCTATCATATCTAACACGCTTATATTTCTTTTTGAATACGCAGATAATTCTAATAAATTGTTTTGTATTCCTCTTAGCTCAGACTCTGTAGCTCTAGCTAAAGAATCTATTCCTCTATCATATCCTAATTTTCTCATATCAAATTGTGTTGAATAATTATCAATTAAATTTTCTTCCATTCTATCTTGTGAACCACTACCAGCTACATTAGCTGCTTGAAATATTTGTTCTACATTTCTTGTGTCAGTCATTTGTTTATTAATAGCTGCTGTATCTGCTAACTGAAATTCTTTTTGTAAAAAACCTACGTTAGTTTGATTTTTAGCAACTACATTTTTAGCTGCTCCTACAAGCAAATCTTCTGACTTCATTGCTCTTTCTTTTCTAGCTCTAGCCTCTCTTCTCATTCTACGTCTTTCTTTTCTAGCACTAAAAAATCCTGCTACTGCTCCAATACCTGCTATAATAGGATTAGCTGCAGCAAAGAAAGAAGATACTTTAGAACCAAAGTTTGCTATCTTAGCTAAAGGTCTAAGCCCTGGACTTGCTGGCATTGTTGGTGCCATACTGCTTAATAAGTTTTGACTAGTGCTACCCATTCTAGCTTGTAAATCCGTAGCCATAAAACCTGGAGACGGAGTAGAAGCTCCAGTACGTCTAAACATATCTGCGTTAGTCCCTGGTTGTGTAGGACCTGAATATATATTTGGTGTAAAGTTACCATATACTGCAGGGTTTTGCATACCAGGTCTATAGTCTGTGCCTGGCGTAGGTGCAGGTGGACCATAATAAATTGGGTTGTTTTTAATAAATGCCATTATGCTTTCTCTCCTTCAAATGGATTAAATTGTAATCCTAAATCTTCTGCAATATCAAAGATGCTAAATTCATATCCTTTTCTTATACTTGCATTTCTTTTACCTGTTTTAATAATATCTACAGCTGGATTATCAGCTACTTCTATACGACCAATTCTTCTCATATCTTCTCTTGTATCACGTGAAGGGTTGCTTTCAAATTGTTCACGTTCAAATCTTTTGTCGTATTGTTCATTTAAATTATCTAAATCTTTTTGATAATCTTCGTTAAGTGTATCTAACTTGTTCTTGCTTTTTTCTTTTGGGTCAGGCATTATTCACTCTCCTTAATATTTTTAATTGCCTCTATAAAATCTTTTACTCTAACTGGTGTTTGTGTATACCATCTAGAGTATCTTTCTTCTTCTTTGTTTGCATACATAATTTGATCTATAGCTTCATCATATTCTCTATGACATAATGCATGCCAAGCAGAAGGAAACTTTCTGTTCCATCTTGTACCTAATTGAAAGTTTACTGATGTTAATGCTATCTTAAAATCTACATCATGTATATTTAAAATTTTACATTGATGA